TTCCGAGAGGTTGGCAGGGCTCTAGGCCTGACCGAGGTGGGTAACGAGAAATTCAAGCCAAGGCAGCGCCCCAGTTCAACGGCGGCTGAGAAGCAGAAACGGCGCGACGCCTTAAAGCTGGCGATCGCAAAAACCAAGGCCGGGCACCGGCCATAACCTGAAGGAAAGCATCATGTCAGACGTCCCCGTCTCTCCCGCCGGGGGCGCGCCGCCTTCGGCAAATGCACCCGCACCACGTCAAGAGGTGCCGATTAACCCGAACCCGGTATCGCCGCCCAGCCCGATCGGCTCGCAGGCCCCGCCGGCGCCTGACGGCGATCTCAAGGGCTCGGACCACCGTCCCAAGAGCCGCGCGGAAACGGTGCGGGATAGCCTGCAGGAGGCGTTCAAGCGGGCAGAAGAGAAAACCGGCAAGCCGGCACAGCCCAGGGCCAAGCCGGCCGAGGCCAAGGCTGGCCACAATAACCCGCCGGAAGACACCCCCAAGCTAAACCTCAAGAAGCGGCCGGACGAGCAATTACCGCTTGAGCAGCCGCGGGACAAGGGGCGGTTCGCGCCGCGCCAGGACGATGTCAATGGCCAACAGCGGCCAAATGCGGCCAATGCCGGCCAGCCTGACCAGCCCGGCCAGCCGCACAAGCGGCTGCCGCCGCATGCACCATATGCCGAGCCGATCCCGCGCATGGCGGAAAGCGCCAAGCGCGACTGGGCTGACACGCCGGAGACGGTGCGCGGCGACATCCACCGCCTCAACAGCGAGGTCGGCAAGGCCATCCAGCACTACCAGGGCGTCGCCCAGGCGTTCAAGCCGATTGCCCGGTTTCACCAGATGGCGCAGGAGCATGGCACCACGCTGGAGCAGGCGCTGACGAACTATGTCGGCATCGAGACGAAGCTGCGGGAGGATCCGATTGCCGGCCTCGACATGATCATCAACAACCTGGCCCTCAAGGATCCGCAGACCGGGCAGCAGATCGGATTGCGGGATATTGCCTATTATGTGCTGAACCGCACCCCGGAACAGCTGCAGCAGGTGCAGCAGGGCAACATGCAGACTTCCGCCCAGCAGCAGATTGGGGCACTTTATCAGGAAGTTAATGGCTTGAAACGAGCCCTCCAACAGTGGCAGAATGCCCAGCAGTTCACCTATGCGCGGTCGGCGATCGATCAGTTTGCCGAAACTCATCCGCGTCTTGACGAACTTGGGGCGCTGATCGAGAACGAGATCAAGCTCGGTTTCGACATCGAGACAGCATATCGAAGGGCAGAGCTACTCCAGCCTGCCACACACGCGGCTCAGACCCGCACCACATCGGCTCAGACCCGGCCTACGGACAAGTCTATTTACGGTGCCCCTGATGTGGCTCCCTCAAACGGAGCATCACGGCGACCTAAAGAGCCCAGTCCGAACCCACGCGCGGCTGTTCAGAACGCTCTCAACCGTTTGAACGGCGCGCATTAATTCTGAACCTCATGTGGAGAGCCAATTATGGCCAACATCAACTCTGTCGCCACCTATCAGCAGGTGCTGTCGATGGCGGTCGAAGATCGATCGTCAGGTTATCAAGATCTCGTCTCCAACAACAACGCCCTGTTGGCGGTGATGAAGCGCAAGGGCCTGTGGAAGACCTACAGCGGTCCGTACATTCGCGAGACGTTGCAGGTCTCAAAGCAGGTCGTTCAGTGGTACAGCGGCTATGATCAGTTGCTCAATCCGGCGATCGATCTGTTTAACGACGCTGTATGGTCGCCCAAGATGGTGGTGGTGCCGATCATCCTCAGTCTGCAGGAAATCCTGAACAACGAGGGCGAGGCGCAGATCCTCGACGTGTTTGAAAGCTACATCTCGGCAGCCGAACGCGCGTTGGAAGATGCCATGGATGCCGGCATCTACAGCGACGGGCTCGCAAACGGCGGCAAACAAATCACCGGCCTTGCTACCGCTATTCCGGTGACGACAGGCTCAGGCAATTACGGCGGCATCGACCGCGCCAATGCGATCTGGCAGACCAAGACCTACAACATCAACGCCGGTGTTATTCTGCCGGGCCAGACCCAGATTAACTCGACCACCATCCGACCGACGCTCAACGCCATCATGACCAAGCATTCGCGCGGCCGTGACTATGCCGACCTCCTCATCATGAGCCCCGAGCATTACGCGGCGTATGATGCGGCGACGGTGGCAATGCAGCGCCAGACCAGCAACACATCGCTCGGCACCCTCGGGTTCTCGGCGCTGGAGTATATTGGCGGCGGCAAGCGGGCAGAGATCGTGCTGGATGGTGGCTTCGGATCCAACATGCCGGCTGATACAACCTTCGGTATCAACACCGACAGCCTCCGTCTGCGCTATCACCCGAACAGAAACTTCGACAAATTATTCGAAGGTGATGGTCAAATGCCTATAGACAAGGACGCCATTGCCCAGTTCATCGGGTGGATGGGCGAACTCACAATGGTCAACCCGATGTTCAACTGGCGGCTCTACGACAGCGCGCCTTTGGCCTAATCAACTGGACGTTGCAACGATCCTGCCGTCGCTAGGGCGACGGCAGGAGAAAGCCGGGGCCGCTGACGTGTAGGTTACCGCCTTCCTTCCACGAAGGTGGCTCCGGTGATCTCTCAACAAGGAAGGAAATCTATATGCGAGCCGTACAAGATCTGGACGACGCGCTTCTCGTTGTGTTCAAGCACCTGGCGCAGCGCGACGAGGCAGCAAGCCTTGCCGCAGGCCGCCCCATTTTCGAGGACATCGAAATTTGCGAAGTCCGCACCCCCGGCAATAAAGACGTTAAGGTTTTCCCTGCGACGTTTTTCTCTCGCTGGGTCGATGACCCCCTGACGGGCGAGCAACGCAAGCAGACCTATGCCGAGCGGTTTCGGCATCAGTACCAACAGTTCAAACGAGACGCGCAGCAGACCAAGAGCGGTACGCCACTCGATCAGGTGCCGTTTCTCACTGAGGGCCGCCGTGCTGAACTGCGGGCGCAGAACGTCTACACGGTCGAGCAACTCGCACTGGTCGACGGCGCAGAACTGAAGAACCTCGGTCCAAACGGTCGCGACTTCAAGAACGCCGCCATGGCCTACATCGAGGAAAGTCTCGCCGGAGCCCCAACCCAGCAGATGGTGGTCGAACTCGAGGCTCTTAGGGCACGCAATGCCGTCCTCGAGGAAGACATGCAGGCGGCGCGTCTTAATCAGCGGATTGATCTTTCGCCCGATGAAGGCGAGTTCAAGGAAATGGACCTCGATCAAATCCGCGAGTTCATCAAGGTCCATTCCGGCCAGGAGCCGATCGGATACAGGACGATGAACCGCAAGACACTGGTCCGCATGGCGCAAAGCCTGCGACCGGACAAGGTAGCATGACATGACGCTATTGTCGGTGGTGCGGGACGTTTGCGCGACGGTCGGTGTAGTCCAGCCGACGTCTATCTTCTCCGGCATCACCGGCAATCGCACCATGCAGGAGATGGTGGCGCTCGCCAATGAGATGGCGCAGCGCATCTCCTACGACGCCAGGGATTGGACGAAATTCCGCACCATGGCGACCTTCGTCGGCGACGGCGACACCACGGCATTCAACCTGCCTGCCAACTACAAGCGCATGCTGCTGAACTCCAATGTGTGGCGATCGACATCGTCGCAGCAGCCGATGCGCTTTGTCCCGGACACCGACACCTGGATGCAGCGCCGTGTCGCCGAGGCCAGTGATTTCGACGCCTGGGGTGAGTGGACGATGCTGGGCGGCCAGATGCACATCTACCCGGCGCTGGCGGCCGGGCAGTCGGCCACCTTCAGCTATCTTGACAAGAACTGCATCGAGTTAACCGGCGGCGGCCGTGGCGACATCTTCCAGAACGACCTTGACGTGTTTGCGCTGGATGAGCGGCTGCTCAAGCTCGGCATGGTCGCACAGTGGAAGGCGCAGAAGGGTTCGCCCTACGCCGAGGACATGGGGACGTTTGGCGATGCCCTGACGATGATGGCGGGGCACGATAGCCCGGCGCCGATCATCATCGGCCGCAAACCAATCTCGGATTACGCCCGCGTCGCAATCCCGTCGCAGACCATCTACTTTCCTGGTGCCACGCCATGAGCCAGCACCAAGCCTTTCGCCGGATTGCTGTGCCGCAGCCAATGGCGCAAAAGCTGGAGACGGTGACGATACCGGCGCCGACCCGCGGCCTGATCCTGAGCGAGAGCGAAGCGTTCATGCAGCCTGGCGCGGCGCTGATCTGTGACAACTGGAAGCCCACTATGCGCGGCGTCAGTCTGCGCGGCGGTTGCGAGGAGTGGTGTGACCTGCATGCGGGGCTCGCGCTCAATGACCCGCTGCGAAAGCCGGTGATCTCTGGCTTCAACTATGTCAGCGGCAACAATCATCAGATGTTTGCCGCCAACCATGACAAGGTTTTTAACGTCACGGCCAGCATTCCACTGACGGTCGCCACCGGCCGATCGTCTGGTAACTATGCCGCGTCCCAGATGGCGAACGCCGGCGGCGACTTCCTGATCGCGGTCAACGACGCCGGCGATCCGCCACTGCGATTTAACGGCACGGCGTGGGAGGTGCTGACCGCCGGCTATACACCTGGCATTGGTCTGCCATCGAAGATCACCGGGCCTGCCGGCACCCCTGTCGAGAACGGCAGCAACCTGTCCTACGTCTGTAAGTATCGCAATCGGCTGTTCTTCATTGAACTCAACTCGATGAACGCCTGGTATCTGCCGCTCAATTCGCCAGGCGGATTGCTGGCGCTGATCCCGCTATCGGGCGCCGCGACCAAGGGCGGCAAGCTGTTGTTCTGTGCGAGTTGGTCGCTCGACGCCGGCGACGGCATTGACGACAAGCTGGTGTTCTGCACCGACCTCGGCGAGCTGATCATCTTTACCGGCAGTGACCCCGCCAGTGCCGCCAATTGGCGGCAGGAGGGGCGCTACGAGATGAGCCCACCAATGGGGATGAACGCCCACATCCTGGTCGGCGGCGATCTCTTGATTGCCACGGTCGACGGCATCCTGCCGACATCCGGCGCCATCACCAAGGGCAAGGCCGAACTGGAGATGGCCTCGATCACACGCAACATCAAACCGATGTGGCGCACCGAGGTGCTGGAGAAGCGCGAGTGGCCGTGGACGATGTGCAAATGGGACGAATACGGCGGCATGTTCGTGACGTGGCCGGGCGGCAAGCCCGGCAAGCAATTATGCGCCGTGGTCAATCAGGGCACTGGGGCGTGGGCGAGGTTCACCGGCTGGGACGCGACGTGTTTCGTCAAGCTGCGCGAGAGCATGTATTTCGGAACCCAGGACGGCCGCATCATGCAGGCCGACCGCACCGGCTACGACGACGGCGCGCCTTACGTCGCCACGCTGGTCGGCGGCTGGGAGATGTTTTCCTCGCCGTCGCAGACCATCACCTGGCGGCAGTCGCGCGCTATT